AAATAGTTGGGCGCAAATTTTCCGCCCAACTTTACCTCAGTTATTTCAATTACTTATAGATACAGTTGATGTTTAATAACAGGAAATAAATAAAAACCCCTAGTTGTTATAGCAACTAGGGGTTTGGTAAGCGTCATCGGGCGATACGTTTCCCGCCTGTATAAATGTACCTTCTGCAACTGATTGAGTATAACACTTTTTACAGGTTTTGGCAAAATCTGCCAAAATAAAGTATTCTATCGAATTTAGTGTACGGTATAATAAGCTATGTTTTTTTTAGTGTTAGGTATGCTTTGTATAAAAATAATTATCTAACCAATTGTGCCTCTGTTTTCATCCTTTCTTTTTCCAAATCCATAGCTGCTTTTTGCTGTTCTGTCTGCAATTTAGCTGCTTCAATAGTTGCCTTGCCAGCTTCGCCCATCCTATTTGTCTGCGCGTTCATCATATTAGCTGTAGATGTTGTTTGTGCGGCCTGCCCTTTTTGCTTCTCACTTAGCATCTTAATTTGTGCTGCTTGCGTTTGCATTTGCTTCATCATTTGCTCCATCTGCTGCTGTTGTTGCATTTGCTTTTGAGCCGATTGTGCCGCTTGGGGGTTGCTTTTATCTTGAGCTTGAATCGTTAAAGGTAGCGTGCCTTTTGCGCGATTAGCAATATCAATACCCTCATCGGTAGCCAGCTTACGCGCAGCAATGTCCGGTATAACCGTTTGCATTTGCGGAAACGCAGCTACATAGCTTAATATCTCCCTGTATTCGTTCATTTTTTGCATAGCAAATGCCGAGCTTGCGCTTATAGCCACATCAAAGCTACCTTGCTCTAAATTATTTGAGACCCCGCCAAATGGCAAAGGTTGATTGACCGTTGGGGCTTTTTCATTGCCTGATTCGTCAATTCCCTCCAGTTGCTGAGTGCTTTTTGTAGTTTTTAGGATCAAATCAAGCTGAACACGCCCTAGCTGTTCAATTGCTTTAGTTAAGTTGCTTACAAACACAAAGTTACTTAAGTTTCCCTGGGTAATCCGTGTCATTTCAGCAACGCCGCTAATTTCTTGTTCTGTTGCGCCTTCGTTCGACTGAAAAATACCTAAGCATGACCGTATATCATTCTCTAACTTTACAGATAAAGGATGCAACTGCGGATTAATTTGCGATGGAGGCTGCTTTACAGGCATAAGTCCAGTTTTCTTGTCCGGATTAGCTAATAAAACGCCTTTGCGCCGTGTTTTATCTTTCCACATTTTCTCAAAACCTTTGATATTACTTGGCGTAGCTAAATAATCTTCTTTGTTCGCGTCTTTGATATTTTGAACAATCTCGGTATTTATGAAGTTAAGCATCCTCTGTGAGTCAACCGCGTCTTTAATAAACGGTTGCGTATGCTGTTTGCCGTCCAAATAATAGCTATCCCCATCAACAAAAACATGTCTTAAAAGTTTAGAAGGCCATTTTTTACGCTCTAAAATCTTATCGCCTATAAATTGATAATTCATGGTTTTATGATCTTTAACTTTGCGCGTTTGAACAACTTCCATTTCATCCAATAGCTGCTGACCCACTTCTCCTGTGTCCTTTTCTTGCATTTCTTTGATCATGTCGATCATTTCGTTATATTCTTTACGCTCAAGAACTTCGCCGTTCTTTAAAAGCACAATATTTCGATCGAAATATTCTTTAAGATAAAAATCAACTACAATGATTTTATCTTCAGTTAGCCAATCTAGTGTAAAGCTCGAACCTTCTGCGTTTAAAAAGGTGGAAATCATAGGGGTTGTAGATTCTGGAATAAATCCATAAGTGTTTTTAAACTCAACTTTGCTCATTGACTCATAGCTAAACGAATAATCCCCATCATGTTTTGTGAGAGATTTCGCAGCGGGGTCAAACCCTACCCTTTCCGGATGTTGCATTTCATCAGCAGTCACGCGCTGTTGAAAAGACTTGTTGTTTTTATATTCAAGCCCAGCGGCTAGCGCACCATAGCCTACAACGATCTCATCACGAAACGCTGTTTGATACGCTGTTTTAGCATCACTCTCAAGAGATATTTTGCGCAAATGATTTTCCAGTATTTTTGGAGTTTGATCATCTTGCGCTAATTCGTCTGTACGCTTAACTTTTAAAGCCGGTGTAAATGCTCGAACCTCTCCAACTAAGCGCCGTACGTATGGATTAAGCTTGTTTGTCGTAAGCATTACCTTGCCAGTATTTCTATATTCCTCTGCGACTTTATCGTCCCATTGATCCCCAAACGCAAAACGTTTGCGCTCACGACCATCAAGGATATTATCTTTAAAATATGAATACCACGACTCAACTTTCTTTTTTAACAACTCAAGCAATTCTTTATCATCTAAAGTTTTCGGGTCTTTTGTCTCTAACTTTTCATCGCTCATTTTTTATTCCTCTTTGTTTTTTTATCAGCGTTTGCGCTTTTTAATTTTAATTGTTTCATCAATTAAATATTCTATTAAATAAGCCATTGTTTCTTGATTATCTAATTCAAAGCTTAAACTATATGCAGCTGCAATCCAGATTAAGATATGCATGCATTCGTGACAAATTACAGGATATTTTACATTTGGCGAAGCTAAAATATAATAATCCCTGTCCATATCTAGAGCTACGGCATTTCCGGTTAATTCTAGCGGTCGCTTTAATATCTTGCGCGTAATATCACGCCAGTTTTTATCAAAAATAACGGTAATTTCACACCCTAGAAAATCAATTTTAAAACTCGGATACTTTTTCATGCTCATTCCACCCTTTTGTTTTGAAAAATCCAAAATGATCCTCTAATCTCAATAGCAAACTATCCACAACGAACGGAGTATGTTCTTCTTTAGAAATCGGCCTAAAACCCTCCGGTCCACTAACAAATACATTAGTTTCGTATTCTTTTACGTGACCATTTAAAAAAGTTATTAAGTCAGCTTTTAAATCAGTTTCTAATTCTGCCATCATTACACCCACCCGCTAGTTAATGACGCTTCTGTAAATTCGTCTAAATCAATGTCTGATTCTATGATTCTAATTCCATCACCTACATATTCTAAAGCTGCGTACTGTCCGCAATCAGCAATATCAGAATACGGATGTGTTTTATCCGGAACATCTCTAAATGTACCCTCATTCTTTCCGGCTATTTCTACATAGCAATATTTTGATATCATAGATTCACGCAGCACTGGGCAACCGATGCGTGACAATAAAAATTTAGGCTTTCCTTCTACCATTTTATTTAAGAAATCTTTTTGTGCTTCAACACGGGGGTCTATGAGATTGCTTTTAGCGGTGATCACCTCCCATCTTGGGTCCTCCCAGATCTGCATTGCGCTAACTTCGATATTTTCATTTGATTTACTCATGCTAGGATCACATACGAGTAAAACCTCTTGATCTTCTTTTAAATGCTTTATAACCCAGGGTAGCACATGATTTTCTTTTAGAGTTCTAGCTGATGAAAAATGCGTAGTAAATTCTTTACAGCACATCATCTGTCCTTCTTCTGTGCATTGAGTTACTAATGCTGCTGGCGTACTTCCTCCATCTACTGCAATTACAATCGGCAAGTCTTCTAAAATATCCAGATTATCTACAGAATGAATATCATCGTTATATTCAGAGTAAACCGGCTTGCCCTCTTTGCTAAATCCATATTCCCCATTACAAATGGTTTTAATATACGATTCGCTAAAACCTTCGGCTCTTGCCATGTCATAGTAATAGTTATCAGGTAGATGTTTTACGTTGTCGCATTTTGGATTGTTAATCCATTCTCCATTATGATTTTTAATTAATCCATGCGGCTGATGAAATATTCGATTGCCTTCGATCTTATTCTTGCTATCGAAATCTTTGTGCATCCAATGAGTGACCGGAGGCGGGTTTGTATCAGCTATAACGTAAGAAAAAAATGGAGCTGTCATATCGTCTTTAGCTGGATATCTGCCAACACGGCCAATCAAATGCACGATAACGCCGCGTGGTATATGCTGGGCTTCATTCACATAAGCAAACGTTGCTTCAACTGACTCAAGCTTTGCTTTTGCTTTTTCAGAATCTAAACCAATGCAGAATAGCTCAAGCTCGCATTTTCCCCTGTTATCATAATACGTATAGTTATAAATTAAATTGGGCTTACGCCTTATTGTTTGCTTTCCTAGATAAACGCCGAGTTGATCATTTCCAAACCACTTAGCCCATGTCTTCATTGTAGTAGATTCTATTTCTCCCATGGTGTTTCGTACAATAATTCCCTTTGCACGTCTTACCCCATCTAGCATCGGAGGCATATTGTACAATTGTAGCACAACCTCAGCGCAGCAAGTAGTTGATTTAGCAGAACCAAAGCCACCCATTAACAACCTGACTTTTGATCTGTCTTTATGAAAGCTTTCAAACGTTTCACAAACACTATTTGAGCATGGATCATATTCTGTAGCGTTTGCGTGATTTAGTTTAAACTTAAGGCCATCAAAAACAATATGAGGTTCTTCGGGTGGGTTTGCAAATGCTTTTAAATCGTTTAATTCTGCTCGCATTGAGCTTATTGCTGCTCTCATTTTTCCCTTTTAGTTTTCTAAAATTATTGCCATCGTCATTATCTCAAACAACATCTTTAAAAACTTATTTGCTTGCTTGTCACAAAGCATAGCATTTGTATTCTTTCGCTTTTTTTATGAGTTTTTTCAGGCTGTCCCGTCCTCTCTCGAATAACTTTAAATTGTCTGCTTTAAATTCGACCTCACTGCATGGCTTTTTACCTGTACCTAAAAATGTGGCACGATAGAACTCGTAAGCATTAAGGTTTTCTAAACTATGAAACGGGGAGCGCATCCCTTGCGTTATACGACTCATTGATTATTTATCTCCTTCTGCTGTTACATTTATAAAAATACTTACTTGATCTCCACAACCAAATAAGTCCTGCTCCTAGCGCGACTCGATTTTAAACTGAGCTTTTAGCTCTTTAATCTCAGCTTGCATTTCTAAAACTTGTTTTTCCAGATCTTCTTTGTATTTAATTTCCGCAGTGATTTTGATATTAGATAGTAAGACAGTTGCTTGGTCCGGCGTTATATGCTGATCATTAACCAAGCTTTTTATATGCTCTGCTTGCTCGACAAGACTACCAGATTTAAGCGTAGCGCCATCGTCAAGCTCGTTGTCTTTAACAACTGCTGGCAAGATGCGCTCGAGAAACAAAATTAAAACTTTAGTACGATCTTTAGACCCACTTAAAGCGATATCCAGTGCTTGCTTAACAAGCTCCTCAGTCCTCGGCTCTACAAGCTGTTTAAACAAAGCACGGCGTTTTGTTTTGCCTTTCTGCCCCCCTGAAGGATTGCCCGACTGCCCTGGTTTCCACTGTGTGTCTTCTTTTGGCATGTTTTTACTTCCTTTCGTACCTGCTCAATTCCTGATCAGCAGGTTT